TAACAGAAGATATAGTAAAATCCAAACAATATTATAATATCGCTCTGGGTGGTAACGGTGGTAATATAGTTCTATATAAGGAAAATAAAGAGTATAAAAATATATGTGAAAAAATGAGTAAATCGCAACAAAAAAATAGAGACGGAATTTCCGAAAGATCGAAAAAACTTCATTCTGAAAGAAAAATAGGAATGTATGGTAGAAAACAGAGTGAGTATCAGAAAAAACGTGTTTCGGAAATAATGAGTGGTAAATATGTTTCTGAGGAAACTATACAAAAACAAAAGGAATCTTACAGAAAAACTGTTGATCATCCAGACTATATAAATCCAAATAAGGGGAGAGAAAAAACTCCTGAAACTATAGAGAAAATGAAAAATACATTGTCTAAAGTAATGAGTGGTAATAATAATCCTATGTTTGGACAGAAACATACTGACGAGACAAAAGAAAAAATAAGTATGAAGGCTAGAAATCGTCAGAAAAAAGAATGTGAACATTGTGGATTGTCCCTTTCACCATCGACATATTCTAGATGGCATGGAGAGAACTGTAGAAATAAATCGGAAAAATAATGTTCAAACACGATTTTGTAAAATTTGAAGAAATAAAAGACACTACAACCACCACCGGCAGGACTTATCACACTCCTGCCGGTGACTTTCCATCTATTACCACGGTCCTTGGAAGATTATCAAGAGACGCTATCAAAGCATGGAAAGACCGGGTTGGTGAAGAAGAAGCAAACAAGATTTCCTCACGCGCAGGTGTGCGAGGTACCAAAATTCATAAACTTTGTGAAACACACCTTCTCAATGAAAATGTTGGAAAACTAAATCCACTACATGCAAGGTCATTCAATGCACTTCGAAAATGGTTAGACAAAAATGTCGATATCGTCAAAGCACTTGAAATTCCTATGTATAGCGAATATCTTACTGTAGCGGGTAGATGTGATTGTGTAGCTCAATTGAAAAATGGATCATTATGTATTGTAGACTTCAAAACGGCACTAAGACCTAAAACCTTAGATAAGATTGAAGGATATCTTCTTCAAGCTACAGCATATTGTATTATGTTTGAAGAAAGATTTGGTATGCCTATAAATAAATTTGCCATTCTTATTGCGGTTGATGATAATGAACCACAATACTTTTATGGTAAAAGGGATGATTATGTTAATCATCTTCAAGAATGTATAAAGGAATACTATTATGAGAAAAGGGTTTTTGATTCTTATATTAGCGCTTAGTTTTTTATTCACTACAGCAAATGCTAATGAATTACCCGAAAACTGTATGGATCGGAATATATTCATCGCAAATCTGACTAAAATGGGATTTACCCTTGATGGTAGAGGGCTTCAGAAAAATGAAACCGTTTTAGAATTGTATACACACGATGGCGGCGCCTTTATAATTTTGGTGTTACATCCTAATACTCCACCACAGATGCCCGCGATTATCGCTTGTGAAGTGAGTCGAGGAGAAATGTGGTTCGGATACAAACCCAATCTCGATAAATACAAAAAGAGTTGATTTTTCTGTTGACAGAAAAACATAAATATCATAAGATATCTATAGTGAGTGAGACGGAGAAAACGTGATGTTTGAAATTTATGTCTTTGTAGTCCTGATGGTGATGGCTGTTCTGGCAGTACTTTCGAGTCATTTTGAAAATGATACCTAAAGAAATTTCCTATCTGATTGACGAATATCACGCGAGTCTAGCTGGTATGAGTGATCGAACTGAAGACGACATTTTGAATGAACTCGAAATGTTGTGTGATAAATATAATTTGTATATCAATGATGTGTTGGAGTTTTGCTAATGTTTAATGCTACTCTATATGATGTTCGCCCTGCTGGTGAAAATTTTGTCGAAGTTACCGTACTTCCCTTCATGGAAAAGACTGAAAAGTTTATGGTCCTGCCTATGAATGAAACAGAATTTCTAGAATGCTATCGGTTGTGGCAGCTTGATGGGCTGTTGATTCAGCAAGCATTTCCAATGCTTAATGAAGATCAGCGAGAATTTCTACTCACTGGAATGACGGCGGATGAGTGGAACAATCTTTTCAAGGAAGATGTATAATTTCTCTTGACAAATAAATCGGTTCGCGCTATATTATCTATATGATGGATGTTTACAAGGAGACTATCAATGCGTAATATTACTAAGATTGCACTTATCTCGGCTCTCGCCCTTTCGTTGGGAGCTTGTCAGACAAATCAGATTGGTACAGGACTTGGCGCTCTCGTTGGAGGTGCTGGAGGCGGTTATGCCGCTCATAAGTTTCTCGGACAAGGTCAGGGTAAAATGGTCGCAGCCGCTGGTGGTGCAGTGGGTGGAGCCCTTCTAGGAGGCCTCCTCGGCAATTCCCTCACACTCCCGTATACCAATCGTACCAACATCAATAACAACGCTGGAGCGATCTATCAGAACGGGCAACGTATTGATGGACTTCAGACGCGAATTGATAGCAATGGCAATGTCGTTTATGTCCAGCCTTCCGCACCTAATGTCGTTTATGTCCAGCCTTCCGCACCTTCCAATAGCAATAGCTATAATTGTAAGGTTGTAAATAATTATGTCATTTGTAATGACTGATATGCAAATTTTGCATCGCTAATTTGTGCGGTGCAATATAAATATAAATGAGTGTTTCGCGAAAGGTTACACTCATTTTTTTGCGTGCTGAATATTCAGGCGCTTTACATAACCTCGCTTTTATAAGGAGAAAAATATGACTACATATCGTAGAACTAAAGATAATTTTCTTTTGAATCCATTTTCTGTAGGGTTTGATGAACTTTTCAAACTAGTTAATCAAACCAATCCCAGTTATCCTCCCTACAATATCGTAAAGGCTTCTGATACTGAATACACAATCGAACTAGCGGTTGCCGGCTTCAGTGAAGATGAACTAGAAGTTACCCTAGACGGAAATAAACTTTCTGTGATTGGTAAAGTTATCTCAAATCGAGAGACAGAAAAGTTTCTTTATCGCGGTATTGCTAATCGAAACTTTACTCATAATTTTACTATTGCGGACAATGTAGAAGTTTCCGATGTTTCCCTTGTAGATGGTATGCTTGTCATTTCTCTTGTAAGAAATGTTCCAGAAGAAGAAAAGCCTAAGAAGTTTTCTATTACTAAAAAGGGAGAATTTTTAGCCGAATGAAAAAAATTCTTAGAGCAATTTTTATTCCGTGGGAAGAAAGATTTATAAGCGAAGCAGTCGATCACGCGGACTTCACTGCGAGAATCAAATTTGTCCGTCAACTAAAAGAAAGGCAAATTCTTCATGTTAGCTTCTAGTATCGCGTTCGGAGGTATCTTTTCCCTCTTTTTCGCTGCGGTAGTAATCGGCAGAATCTTCTACAAAATTACTACTTGACATTTCCAAATCAACCTGATAGAATGGGAGAATGAAAGTTTTCCCATTCTTTTTTTACATGAGGCAATATGCATTTTTATACTAACATTGATCGATATGGTAATAAGCTTCTTTATCGAGGTATTAGTAATGGCAAACGAGTGACGAAGAAGATTCCTTTCGAGCCTACTTTTTATATTCCCGACAACAACGGAAATTCAGAGTGGTCTTCTCTTCATGGTAGACCTCTCTCCGAGTTTAAACCTGGCAATATGCGGGAGGCAAAAGAATTCCTAGATAGATATGAAGATGTTGATAACTTTGAAATTCATGGTACAACAAATTATATCCATCAATTCATTTCTGATACTTGGACTAAGGATATTAAATTTGATATCACCAAACTCAATATCACTGCAATTGACATTGAGGTGGGCAGCGAAGATGGTTTTCCAGAGCCGGAAGAAGCTAAACACGAAATTACAGCTATTACACTCAAAGATTTCAATAGAGGTCATTTTTTCACTTGGGGTGTGGGGGACTTTGATACCGAGTCGTGTGAACAGAACGTAATCTACCGTCAAGCGAAAGATGAACGGGAACTTCTACTTGACTTCCTAGCGCACTGGGAAGAATGTATGCCAGACATTCTGACTGGATGGTTCTCTGAATCTTTTGATATTCCATATCTGGTCAATCGTATTGCAAGGCTGTTTGGCGATGATATGGTCAAAACATTGTCGCCTTGGAGACGCGTGGAACGCAACGATGTTCCCGTAGCAGGTAAAGTTCGCCAACAGTTTGATATTATTGGCATTACTCAACTTGATTATATTGATATCTTCAAAAAGTTTACTTTGAACACACTTGGAGTTCAAGAGTCTTATAAGTTGGATCATATCGCTTGGGTAGTTCTTGGTGAGAAGAAACTTGACTATTCCGAGCATGGTACTCTTCATGGTCTTTATAAGAATGATTTTCAGAAGTATATTCGATATAATATCAAAGACGTGGAATTGATCCAACGTATTGATGAAAATCTAGCCCTTATCGAATTAGTGTTAGTTATGGCATATCGCAGTAAATGTGGTATTGCGGAGACCCTTGGCACTGTAGGCATTTGGGATGCTACTCTTCTCAATGAGTTTCGAAAGAGAAAGATTGCAGTGCCGCCAAAAGTGATAAAGCAGTATAACACGATTGAAGGTGGTTACGTCAAAGACCCGAAGCCTGGAATGTATGAATGGGTAGTTTCTTTTGATTTGAATAGTCTGTATCCACATATCATCATGCAATACAATATGTCACCGGAAACGATTGTGGATCATCGTGTCCCTGGTATTACTGTCGATTATCTTCTAGAAGCCTTGAAGAACGATACGTCTCTTGATATTCCAGAAAATATGACTATGACGGCTACTGGGCAATGTTTCAGAAATAACAAATCTGGCATCATTCCAGAGGTCATTGAAAGTTATTATGCTGAAAGGTCGAAGACTAAGACCAAGATGCTGGAACTAAAGAAAGAATACGAGAAAACTGAAGACAAAGAAACCAAACGAGCAATCGGCATCCAGAATAACATTCAAATGTCGATTAAGATTATGATGAATAGTCTTTACGGTGCAATGGCAAATAAGTATTTCAGATACTTTGATATTCGCATGGCAGAGTCTATTACGGTATCTGGGCAGTTGACTATCCGTTGGGCTGAACATGTTTTGAACGAATTCATGAATGAACTTTTGAAGACAAAGAATGTCGATTATGTGATAGCAATCGATACCGATTCGGTTTACTTAGATATGTCTGGATTAGTCAAACAAATTCTTGGTGATAATCCTGATACTCAAAAAGCTGTTGATTTTCTGTCCAAGGCTTCTCCTAAGTTTGAAAAGAAACTTGAAGAAGCGTACACATTCTTAGCTAAAAAACTTCAAGCGCCTCAACAAAAGATGGTTATGGCGCGTGAGATTATCGCAGACAAGGCTATTTGGACAGCTAAGAAGCGATATATTGCCCACGTTTGGGATAGTGAGGGTGTTCGCTATAAAGAGCCTGAGTTGAAGGTAACGGGGATTGAAGCTGTTAGATCGTCAACTCCGGCTGCGTGTCGCGAAATGATTAAGGATACTCTAAAGTTGATTATGACGGCTGATGAGGATACGGTTCAGCGTGAGATTGAACAACTGCGAAAGAAGTTTTGGACATTGCCTCCAGAAGATATCGCGTTTCCGCGTGGTGTAAGTGATATGGAGAAGTATATGGACAAGAGTTCGCTTTATAAGTCTGGCACACCTATTCATGTTCGTGCGGCTATACTTTATAATGAAGCTTTGAAGGATTATAATTTGTCTCATAAATATGAAATCATCCAATCAGGCAATAAGATGAAGTTTTTGTATATGAAAAAGCCAAATCCAATTTTTGAAAACGTGTTTGGATTTGAGACAATTTTTCCTAGAGAGACTGAATTGGAGAAATATATTGACTACGATTTGCAGTTTGAAAAAGCGTTTGTCGATCCTATTCAAGCTATCATGACTGCGATTGGATGGAATGTAGAAGCAAAAGGTACATTGGAGGATTTATTTGGATGAGTAGCTGGGTAGAAGATTTCGGATTTACCGCCGTTGATGAAGATACTTATAGAAAGCGGATTGTTGATCAAGAAAAGCAACTAGAGGCGGAAAAGCCACCAGTCGCCGCTAAAACAGAT